ATGGCGGGGGCAGGCGCGGCGGCGCGGTTGCATGTCCTGGCCAGAACACACCTTGGCGAGAACGCACACAGCGGGCATATATGGTTCATGTCATTGATTAAGTCGAAAAAACGGGTCGCCGACCACGGCGAGGTGTTCACGCCGGAATGGCTGGTGGACGCCATGCTCGATCTCGTGAAGGATGAAGCCGAACGCATCGACTCGCGCGTTCTGGAGCCCGCCTGCGGCAGCGGAAATTTTCTCGTCCGGGTGCTGCAGCGAAAGCTGGCGAGCGTTGAGTTGAAGTTCGGAAAGTCGGCCTTCGAGCGCCGGCACTTCGCGCTTCTCGGCCTGATGTGCACCTATGGCATTGAGCTTCTGGCGGACAACATCGCCGAATGCCGCGCCAATATGCTGGAAACGCTGGCCGATTACCTGCGCCTCGACGAGAGCGACGACCTTTACCGCGCCGCGTCCTACGTCCTGTCGCAGAACCTCGTGCATGGCGACGCGCTGACGATGAAGACGCATGATGGCCACCCGATCACCTTTGCCGAGTGGGGATACCTGGGCCGGGGCAAGTTCCAGCGGCGCGACTTCCGGCTCGACGTGCTGACAGGCGCGTCGGCCTTCAGCGCCGAGGACTCGCTGTTCTCGCATCTCGGAAAGCATGAAATCTTCACGCCAACCAAGACCTACCCGCCCATGACGATCCGCGATCTTGCCGCGCAGCTGGGGCCTGAACCGAAGGAGGTGGCATGAGCATGCAGGCCACCTTCGCCCTGCGCGGGCGCAACCCGGATGTGCTGAGCTGCATCGCCAACCTCTCGAACGACGAGGTGTTCACCCCGCCCGAGTTCGCCAACCGGATGCTGGATACGCTGGCCGAGGCCTGGGCGGCGGACAACGGCGGCGCGAACATCTGGGCCGACAGCAGCGTCCGGTTCCTGGACCCCTGCACCAAGTCCGGCGTGTTCCTGCGCGAGATCACGCGGCGGCTGGTGAAAGGGCTGGAGCCGGAAATCCCCGACCTGCAGGAGCGGGTGGATCACATCCTGACCAAACAGGTCTTTGGCATCGGCATCACCCGGCTGACGGCCATGCTGGCGCGGCGCAGCGTCTATTGCTCGAAACACGCGACGGGGCCGCACTCCATCGCGAGGAGCTTCGACAACGACGATGGCAACATCTGGTTCGAGAGGACCGAGCACACTTGGGTGAAGGGCAGGTGCAAGTTCTGCGGGGCAAGCCAATCCACCTATGACCGCGGCGAGGGCATGGAAACCCATGCCTACGCGTTCATCCATACAGACGACATCAAGGCTCGCATGGCCGAGCTGTTCGGAGGCGACATGCAGTTTGACGTGATTATCGGCAATCCGCCGTATCAGTTGGCAAGCGACGGCGGGACGCGCGATGTCCCCATCTACCACAAATTTGTCGAACAAGCGAAAGCGTTGCAGCCCCGTTATTTGACCATGGTAATTCCGTCACGGTGGATGGCAGGGGGACTAGGCTTGTCTGAATTTAGAAGAGCCATGCTTGAGGATCAAAGAATTCGTGAGTTGGTCGATTACCAAAATGCCGCAGACATCTTTCCTTCGGTGGGGATTAACGGAGGAGCGTGCTATTTTCTCTGGGACGCAAACTATAACGGAGATTGTCGCTTTTCCAGCGTGCGTGGGAAAGAAGTTTGGGGCCCCGCGGTCCGCCACCTGAACGAGTTTGATGTTCTCGTTCGCGACATTCATGGACTTGAGATATTGAGAAAGGTTCTCTCCCATCGGGAAGAGTCCATAAACACTATTTTGGCGAGAGATAAGGAGTTCGGATGGACTTCGAATTTCGATGGGTTCCACGATCAAGAACGCGATGGTGACGTGGCACTATACTACATTCGAAAAATGAAACGGCTCGTTGGTTACATTGAGCGGGAGAAAGTGACTAAGAGCGAGCACTTGATAGACAAATGGAAGGTTCTAGTTCCCGCTGTCGGCTCAGGGCGCGAAAGAGAGCGAAGCGGGGTCGATCTAGTTCTTGGACCTTCGCTGATAGCGCCCCCGCCATCAGTTTGCACGCAATCGTACTTATTCTTTTTTGCGGAATCGCGAGAAGCTGCTGAGAGTATTCAATCGTACTATGCGACGCGTTTTTTCCGTTTCTTGGTGTCTCTTCGTAAGATTTCGCAGCACGCAACACATTCTACTTATCAGTGGGTACCAAAACAGTCTTGGGATCGAACTTGGACCGACGCGGAACTTTATCAGAAATATGAGCTTAGCGCCGATGAAATCACGCATATTGAGTCTTTGATTCGTCCGATGGAATTGGGGAATGCATAGTCGCACCATCGACGAAATCCTAACGCCCAAACCGGAAGCCCGCCCGCGCATCTATGCCTACAGCATCGACGACGCGGCCCATGCGGGCCTGTTGAAGATCGGGCAGACCACACGCGATGTGCGCGCCCGCGTGGCCGAGCAGCTGCGCACCGCCGCCATCAACAATTACCGCATCGAGCTCGACGAGCCCGCCGAGCGCGAGGATGGCAGCACCTTCACCGATCACGAGGTGCACGCGGCACTCGGGAATAAGGGGTTCGAGCGGGTGCAGGGGGAATGGGTGCGCTGCACGCTCGCCGATCTTCGCACCGTGCTGACCGAATTGCGCACCGGGCAGCGGTTGTCTGGCAGGCGTCCCGACGAGTTCCCGATGCGCCGCGAGCAGGCCGAGGCGGTGCGGCTCACGCACGAGTATTATCTCTCCCGCTGGGCCGAGGACATGCACGCCGTTCCGCGCTTTCTGTGGAACGCCAAGATGCGCTTCGGCAAGACCTTCGCCACCTATCAGCTGGCAAAGAAGATGGGCGCCAAGCGCGTGCTTGTCGTCACCTTCAAGCCCGCCGTGGCCGACGCCTGGCAAAGCGATCTGGAAAGCCATGTCGATTTCGATGGCTGGCAGTTCCTGTCGCGCGCGACGGGCGGCGACCCGACCCAGATCGATCCGAAGAAACCGGTCGTCTATTTCGGCTCGTTTCAGGACCTGTTGGGCAAGGACCGCTTGGGCAACATCAAGCCCAAGAACGAGTGGATTCACCTCGTGAACTGGGACCTCGTCGTCTTCGACGAGTATCATTTCGGCGCCTGGCGGGACACGGCGAAAGAGCTTTTCGAAGGCGAGGACGAAGCCGTCATCAAGAAGGAAGAAAAGCTCGAATACGCAAGCGAGCTGGAGGTGGTGAACGAGGATCTGAAGGATCTGTCGCAGTCCGAGACCGAGTTCCTGCCGATCACGACGAGGGCCTACCTGTATCTGTCGGGCACGCCCTTCCGCGCCTTGGCGACGGGCGAATTCATCGAAGAGCAGATTTTCAACTGGACCTACACCGACGAGCAGCGCGCCAAGGCGGAGTTTGCGCGCGAGCATCCCGGCGAATGGAACCCCTATGCCGCGCTGCCCGAGATGCGGCTTCTGACCTACCAGATGCCGGATGAACTGCTGGCGGTGGCCAGCTCGGGCGAATTCGACGAGTTCGACCTGAACGAGTTCTTCGCCGCGACCGGACGCGGCAAGGATGCCCAGTTCAAGCACAAGGACGAGGTGCAGAAATGGCTGGACATCATTCGCGGCCAGTATCTACCGAAGGCGACCGAGGCGCTGAAAGCGGGCACCAAGCCGCCGTTCCCATATTCTGATGTTCGGCTGCTTCCCTACCTGCAGCACTCCTTCTGGTTCCTGCCGAACGTGGCGTCGTGCCACGCGATGGCGAACCTGCTCGCGGAGCGGCAGAACACCTTCTGGCACGACTACAAGGTGATCGTCGCGGCGGGCACAGAGGCCGGGATCGGGCTGGAGGCGTTGAAGCCTGTGCGCAAGGCGATCGGCAGCGGGTTCGACACCAAGACGATCACGCTTTCCTGCGGAAAGCTGACCACCGGCGTGACGGTTCCCCAATGGTCGTCGATCCTGATGCTGCGGAACCTCAAGTCGCCCGAGACCTATTTCCAGGCAGCGTTCCGCGTGCAGTCGCCGTGGTCGATCAAGAACCCGAACGGCGACAATCCGAACGAAGAGGAAATCCTGAAGCCCGTCTGCTTCGTGTTCGACTTCGCGCCCACGCGCGCGCTCCGCCAGGTTTCCGAATACGGCATCGGCCTTTCGCCGAACGAGGGAAACCCGGAAAACGCCGTGCGAGACCTTGTGTCTTTCCTGCCCGTGCTCGCCTACGACGGCGCCAACATGACCCAGGTCGATGCGGGCGGCATCCTCGACATCGCCATGGCCGGCACGTCGGCCACGCTCCTGGCCCGCAAGTGGGAAAGTGCGCTGCTCGTCAACGTGGACAACGACACGCTTCGCCGGATCATGGACAACCCGGATGCCATGGCCGCCGTCGAGAGGATCGAGGGCTGGCGAGCGCTCGGTGACAACATCATCGAGACGATCATCAACAAAAGCGAGAAGGTCAAAGAGCTCAAGAAAAAGGCGAAAGAGGGCGATCTGACGGAGCGCGAGAAGAAAGAGGTTTCAGCCGAGGAAAAGGAATACAAGTCCAAACGGAAGCAGATTCAGGAAAAGCTGATCAAGTTCGCCACGCGCATTCCCGCGTTCATGTACCTGACCGATTTCCGCGAAAATACCCTTCAAGACGTCATCACGAAGCTCGAACCGGATCTTTTCCTGGCGGTGACCGGCCTCACGGTCGAGGATTTCCACCTTCTCGTGCGACTCAAGGTGTTCAACACGGAACAGATGAACCAAGCGGTATTCGCCTTCCGCCGCTACGAGGACGCCTCGCTGCGGTACACAGGCATCGAGAGCCACGAGGGTTTGCAGCATTACGGCCTGTACGACACCGTTGTGGCGAAAGAATAACCACTCATTCCGGCGACCGGCTGGTTCGTGCAGACACGCCTCGGGTTGCACCTTGCTTCCACCACTCCACCGGAAACCCGTCCAGCAGCCGCCTGAGTGTCACCTCCGGCCCCTGCTTCCCGTCCAGGATCGCCTCGACGATATCGGGCGCAAGCAGCGTGAGGCGCAGGACCCGCGTCATGTAGGACGGCGCGATGCCCTCGCGCTCGGCAAGCTCGTTGATGGTGGCGAACTCGCCTGATTCCAGCATCTTTTTCCAGCGAAATGCTCGCGCCAGCGCCTTGACGAGGGTGTTGTCGGTCCGGCGCTGAACCGGTGCGCCATCGGGGAGCTGCACCTCCTTGCGCCCGCCTCGTTTGATCACGCGGAACGGGACATGCAGCGTGATGATGTCGGGTCTGGCGGCCGGTTTCATGCGGCTTTCTCCGCGACGCCGGCCATCATCTCGCGCGCGAGCCCCCGCAGCCCATCGACCCGCAGCCGGATGTCGAGCCCCTCGGTGCCGATGTCGATCCGCTCGACCAGCAGCGCCACGATCCGCGCCTGTTCGGCGGGGAAGAGTTCGTCCCACAGCGGGTCGAGTTGCTGGAGCCCTGCGCGGGCGTCAGTTTCGGTGATGTCGCTGTCCTGCGCCTTCGCCGCCTTCCACGTCCCCGCCACAATTTCGGGTTGGCGGAACACGGCGCGGAGCCGGTCGATGACGGCCACCTCGATCTCGCCCGCGGGCACCCGGCCCACCGGACAGGCCCCTGCCCCGTGCTTCAGCACCGTTTGGCTGACGTAGTAGCGGTAGAGCTTGCCCCCCTTGCGGGTATGTGTCGGCGAGAACGCGGCGCCATCAGGGCCGTAAAGCAGCCCCTTCAGCAGAGCCGGGGTTTCCGCCCGTGTGCGCACCGCGCGCTTGCGGGGGCTTTCCTTCAGGATGGCGTGCACGCGCTCCCACGTCTCGCGGTCGATGATCGCCTTGTGCTCGCCGGGGTAGCTCTCGCCCTTGTGCACCGCCTCGCCGATATAGGCGCGGTTGTTCAGCATCCGATAGAGGTACTTCTTGTCGATCCGGTTGCCGCGCGGCGTGCGGATGCCACGTTTCGCAACCTCGCGCGCAAGCTCCGTGCCCGAGCCGATCTCGAGGAAGCGGGCGAAGATCCAGCGCACATGCTCGGCGCGTTCCTCGTCGACCACCAGCTTGCGGTTCTCGACCCGGTAGCCGTAGGGCGGCACGCCACCCATCCACACCCCCTTCTTGCGGCTGGCGGCGAACTTGTCGCGGATGCGCTCGGCGGTAACTTCCCGCTCGAACTGAGCGAAGGACAGCAGAATATTCAGCGTCAGCCGGCCCATCGAGGTGGTGGTGTTGAAGGACTGGGTGACCGAGACGAAGGTCACGCCGTTTCGGTCGAACACCTCGACCAGCTTGGCGAAATCCGCCAGCGAGCGGCTGAGCCGGTCGATCTTGTAGACCACCACCACATCGACCAGCCCGTCCTCGATGTCCTCCAGCAGCCGCTTCAATCCGGGCCGCTCCAGCGTCCCGCCGGAGATGCCGCCGTCGTCATAGCGGTCGCGCACCAGCACCCATCCCTCGGAGCGCTGCTGGCGATGTAAGCCTCGCAGGCCTCGCGCTGCGCGTCGAGCGAGTTGAACTCCTGTTCCAGCCCCTCCTCGGAAGACTTGCGGGTGTATATGGCGCAGCGGCGCTTGATCTTCACATCGCTCATGCGCGTCTCCGCGACTTCAACCCGAAGAACACCCAGCCGTTCCAGCGGGTGCCGGTGATGGCGCGGGCGATGGCCGACAGAGACTTGTAGGGACGGCCCTGCCACTCGAAGCCCTCGGCGGTCACGGTGACGACATGCCCGATGCCCTGCCATTCGCGGATCAGCCGCGTGCCGGCGATGGGCTTGAAATCGGCCCGGACTCGGCTCTTCTTGCGGTCGCCGCCGTCGAGTTCCTCGCCGAGCCTTTCCAGCCGCTTCACCGTCTCTGGCTTCAACCCGCCATAGGCGAGTTCCTGGATGCGGTAGGCCAAGCGGCTTTCGAGGTAACGCCGGTTGAAAGGCGGCGGCTCGCTGTCGAACAGCTCGCGCCACTTGGCCTTCAGCTCGGGCGTCTTCATGGTTTTGAGCGCGGCCAGGCGCGCGGGGATGGCATCATGCGTGTTCATCTGGTCCTCCGGTTGGTTGGACCTGCACTACCGCTCTGGTCGCGTGAGTTGTGTAGCGGAAAGTCTCCCTTATTCACAGAGAGTTGCCCGTTCTCCCGCATCCGCAGCCTGACCAGCCCCGCCGCCAGCAGGCGGCAGAGATCGGCGCGGCGCTCGGCTGGGGACAGCAGGTCGGGCGACAAGGGATTGGGGCGTTTCATGAAGGGCATATCCGCGAGGTCTCACCCTTCTTCTACTCATGGCCTCCGCGAGACGTCCCACGGAGGCGGAGCCCGCGTGGATCGGCATTTGGGGACTCGACTCCCGGTTGTCCGGCGATGTAGAACATTAAGCGAACATGACCGCCGCTAGCGAGGAGAAGAGATGGGTTCCGATCTCAAGAAATTCGTCAATCCGAAGTTCCTGAAGACCATCGATCTGGGACTCATCGAGGAGCTCTTCGCGCGCCATTTCGCGTCGGAGAACACGCCCATCGATTTCGACGGCGAAGAACCCGCGGTCAGGGCCGCGCTCGCCCGGCATTTCGAAGGGGACATCACGGCCTGGAACGAGGGCATGGTGGCCGATCTTCACAGGGTGGCGGACCTCGGCACCAACGAGGGCATGCAGATCATCCTGAACGAGGCGCGGCGGCAGGGCGTGGCGCTCTATCCCGATCCCGAGGCTGACCATGAGGAATCGGTGCCCGCGAGACACGACCCGAAACATGTCGCGCTGCATACCTACCTGCATCACAAGAGCGTCTTCGAGGCGGCGGCCGACTTCCATGCGCTGCGGGCCCCGACAGCGCTGGCCGAGTTCCGAGGGCCGGAGCGCGACGTCAGCGCCGACCTGACCGCGGAGATCACCGAGGCATTCAAGGTAGCGGCGATGAAGCTCTTCGCTCGCGATCTCCAGGGTGAGTATTGCCGCCTCGGTCCCTACGAGGAGGACGGCGAGATCAACCTCGTCGTCAGCCACGGCGCCCCGGTCGCCACGACACCCGTGGTGGACGGCGACAGGGAAAAGATCATCCCGCTGCGCGCCGTGAAATACGCCACGCTGCGCTACTCCCCGGCAGAGGCGCGTCTGTTCATCGGCGGGGTGGCGAAGGCCCAGCAGGCGGATCTCGCCGAGATCTTCGCAAGGCAGATACTTGGCCGCCCCGGCTTCTTCTCCGGCAAGGATGCCCGCGATCTCTATACCCTCGATCCGATCAGCGAGGCCGGCCCCGACTTCGCCTTCGATCATCGCTACGACGACCGCATCCTCGATGTGCGGATCGTGGCCGCCGCCGCGGACCAGTTCGAGTGGGACGAGGACGAGGGGAAATGGCGTTACGTCCGGAGCTGGGTGTCAAAGGACCCAGCCGGAGCGCTGCGGCACTTCGAGGGCAGCGAGGTGCGGTTCGGCAAGGGCTGGCGGCTCGGCGAGATATCGTTCCGCGTCTTTCTGAGGTCGGAGGGCAAGCGGCCTGCGCAGGTTACCGTGAAGCTGAAGCCACCGGGAACGCTGGCGTTTCGCCGCACGCGGTTCGAGAACGCGATCCACACGCTGATCGCGCGCCACGGGCTGGAGAAGGACCGCGATGCTGACATGGTTGTGGACACGGCTGAGTGACGGCGGCCCGCAGGTCTCGATCTCGGGCCGGGCGTTGCGCCGTTTTCCAGACCGCGCAGTCGAGCGTCTTCTGCGGGCGCGTGTGCTGATCGAGCATCCCAAGGCGGACAGCTGGTCGGTCTGCGCGCATTGCGAGTGCGGTCTGGATGTGCGCCCGATCCGGCAGGTCGACAGCGAACTGCGCGCATGCTGTCCGCACGATGCGGCGGAGGACGTGGTGCTTGAGCCGGACGACCTTCGCCGTTTCGGTATTGACGCCGACAACCTGATCTCTGCCATGGCGGCATCCGCGGGATTTCCGGCGGCAGCCACCGTTGTCGCGGACGGGCTTTGGCTCCTGGGGCGGCTGCCCACGGGCATCTGCGTGTTTGTCTGCCGCGACGCGGATCTGCTGATGGCGCCTGCCACCATGCTCACGGCCAAAATGGCCGCCGGATCGGCGCCCATCACCGTCATCGCCGCCGAGGTCGACCCGGCAACCGAGCTGCATTTGCGGGCGGCCGGCATCGAAGCGCGCTCGCTGGCCGAATGCGTCCTGGTGGACGAGCACGGTATGGAAAATATCGCGTTTGACCGACTTTCGCCGATCGCCGTCACCGCGCCTCGCCTCGTGCTGAACCGGAGCCGCCAGTCGGTGGTGCTCGATGGACGCCGCCTCGATCTCACGCCGCAGATGTTCGCACTGATCCGGCTTTTCGCGGAACAGGCCGGGCAGCGCGATCCGCTGCTGCGCAAGGAGACCATCGACGCGCGGACCGGGCGTCCGGCGAACGAGATCGTTCGGGATCTGCGCAAGGCTCTGGTCGGATGCGGCCTGTCCCGGTCGGCCGCCGATGCCCTGATCGTCACCGTGCGCGGCTACGGCTATCGCCTCGGCATTGCTCCCGCTGAGGTGGCCGTCGAGGACTGAACCCTCCGCACACAATTCACACACAACAAGCACACGCCAAACACACCGAAAGCGTCGCGGGGTCCGGCAGTCTTGGAACAACGGCAACGATGTTCCGAGGTACCACGACATGCATTCCCCGATTTCCCCCGCCGAGCTATCCACGCTGATCGACGAAGCCGATGCCGCCGCGCGGCGGCTGCATCGCAAGCTGGCATTGCCCGTCGCCGATCTCGACGATCTTCGCCAGGACCTGCTCGTCGACCTGATCTGCCGGCTCCCCGCCTACGATCCCTCGCGCGGCAGCGTCGGAGCCTTCGCCAACATCGTCCTGCGCAACCAGTGTTCGCGGATCGCCATCCGGCACCACCGCCAGCGTCGGGCGCAGGGTGGGTCGCTGCTCTCGCTCGACGTGCCGCTGGCCGGCTCCCGTGAACCCATTGGCGCGACGCTGAGCGAGGACGATGGCCTTGCCGCCTGGCACGGACAGGACCGCGATGCGCGGGCGGACAGCATGACCCGGGAATCCCTGCGGTCAGTGCTGGCGCGGTTGCCTGAGGCCGATCGCCGGTTCTGTCGCGCTCTGGCCCATCGTTCCGTGACCGCGCTGGCCGCCGACGGCTTCGGCAGCCGCTCCACGCTCTACCGACGCCTCGCCGACCTCCGGCTCGTTTTCACCGCCCACGGGCTCGGTCCCTCCTGGGACGATCTCGTCGCGGCGTGAGTAGAGGCGAAAGGAGGAGATTATGTTCATGGGCAACACCCCCTTCATCACCGTCCGCGCCGCGCGCCCGCTCACGGATATGGAGTTCTGCGCCTGGGTGGGCCAGGCCGCGCCCGGCGACCGGCTGGAATACCACCGGGGTTTTCTCGGCATCGACGTGATGCCGGGCATGTCGACCCTGTCCGACAAGGACCGACAGCGCCTCGCGGGGCTCGCCTCGGCCGCCTTCCGCGCCTGCGAGGCGGGGCTCGTGCATCTCGTGCAGGAGCGGCTCGGCCCCGACCGCTTCGCCTATCTCGCCATCGCCCGGCCGAAACCCCGCGCGGCTCCCATGCCGCTCGAACGCCTGCTTGCCGAGCCGGAGGCCGCCTGATGGCCCTGCCATTTCCATCCATCGGAGATCCCGACATGCCGCAGACCGACAATGCCCCCCGTTTCGATGATCTCGACCGGCTTTCGCTGGGCGACATTGCCGCGCTGCCCGCGGAGATGCTCCTGGACCTGCAGGAGGCGGCGCGCGCCGAGACCGCTCGGGTGAAGCGCCTGCGCGAGAGGCTCGAGGCCGCCATCGCGCGGCGCTATGGCGCGGCGGCGGAGGCCGAGCGCGCGGCCCGGGACAAGACCGCCGGCACGGTCAGGTTCGAGGACGGCGACGTCGTGGTGGTCGCGGATCTGCCCAGGAAAGTCTCCTGGGACCAGGCGCGGCTGGCGGCCATGGCCGAACGCATCCGCGCCGCCGGCGACGACCCGGCCGAGTATCTCGACATCACGTACCGCGTTCCCGAGCGGCGGTTCTCGGCCTGGCCAGCGGCCCTGCGCGAGGGCTTCGCGGAGGCCCGCAGCGAGACCACCGGCAAACCCGTGTTCCGGCTCGAACCCCGAGCCCGGTAACGCGCGGCGGCGGGACGCCCGCGCGGCAACGCCGGGCAGGTTCCCCTTCGGCACCCGGTCACCCCCGCCGCCGCGCTCCCCCACAACGCATTGGAGAACGACATGAGCATCCGCATCATCACCGCCGACGAACGGCTCTCGGCCGCCGAGAACAAGACCTCGCTCGCGATCTTCGGCCCGCCCGGCGTCGGTAAGACCACGCTACTGACAACGCTGCCCGCCGAGGAGACCGTCTGTCTCGATCTCGAGGCCGGCCTCAAATCCGTGCAGGACTGGCGCGGGGACTCGATCCCGGTGCGCAGCTTCACCGACTTTCGCGACCTTGCGGTGTTGATCGGCGGGCCGGATCCGGCGCAGCATCCCAAATCCTGGTATGGCGCCGAGCGCCACGCCTGGCTGCAGGCCGAGCACCGAGAGAGCGGGGTCGAGGCGTTTCTGGCCGGCAAACGCATCATCTTCGTCGACAGCATCACCGATCTCACCCGCCAGGCGATGACCTGGGCGCGCCAGCAGCCCGAAGCGTTTTCCGAGCGCACGGGCAAGGCGGATGTGCGCGGGGCCTACGGGTTGCTCGGACGCGAGGTGATCCAGGCGCTCAAGCATCTCCAGCACGCGCGCGGCAAGACGGTGATCTTCGTGGGCGTGCTGGAAAAGGCAACCGACGAGTTCGGCGCGGTTACCTGGCAGCCGCAGATGGAGGGCTCGAAGGCCGGGCGCGAACTGCCCGGCATCGTCGACCAGGTGGCCTCGATGCAGTTCTTCGCCCCGGACGGTGAAGGCGGCTGGGCGTTTGACGAGGCCGCCACCGAACGCCGGCTCGTCTGCAAGTCCGGCAATCCCTGGGGGCTGCCTGCCAAGGACCGCTCGGGCCGGCTGGACATGACCGAGCCGCCCGATCTCGGCGCGCTGCTGGCGAAGATCGACGGACGCCCGGTCTCGCAACCCTCCTTCCCATCCTGACCTCAAGCAAAGGAACCACGACATGAGTTATGATCTGAATGACGCGCAGCCGCAGATGGCCCCCATCGGCGAGCTGATCCCCGACGGCACATTTGCCAAGCTGCGCCTGACCATCCGTCCGGGCGGCGTGAATGGCGCCACGACGATGGATGCCAAGCTCCTGAAGGCCTCGCAGTCGAGCGACGCGAAGATGCTCGATTGCGAGTTCACCATCCTCGAGGGTCCGCATGCACGGCGCAAGTTCTGGCAGAGCTTCACGGTGGCCGGCGGCAAGCTCGACGAGAAGGGCCAGTCGATCGGCTGGAAGATCTCGAAATCGACCTTTCGCGCCATCGTCGACAGCGCTCTGGGTCTCGATCCGCGCGACGAGAGCCCGGCCACCAAGGCCAAACGCGTGCTGCCCGGTCTCAAGCAGCTCGACGGCATCGTGTTTGCCGCGCGCATCATGGTGGAGCCCGCCTCCAACCCGAAATACCGCGACCAGAACCGGATCGCCAATGTCGTCCTGCCCGACGAACCGCATTACGCGGCGATCATGGGCGGCGAAACCGTTCCGCCCGAGCCGGTCAATGCCCCGCCGCGCAAGGCCACGGCCGCGCCGGCCTCGGGCTGGCAGGCGCCGTCGCCGGAATGGGGCGCGCCGCAGGCCCAGAGCGCGCATACGGCGCCAGCCGGTAACCCGGATCAGGGTGCTTCCGGCGGCTCGGCCCCGTCTGCCATGCCCGCCTGGCTCAATGGCTGACGGGCACGGCCGAATGCCGGAGGTGAACCGATGGCGCGTCGCCCGCGAAGGAAGACAGGCCCCCGGCGCAGACCGCGTGTCCGTAAACCGCGCGCTCAAGGCGTCGGACGCCCGGCAGGGTCGGAACAGCGCCGCCCATCCGAGGCGGAACCCCCGCTCTGCGCGGTCTGCATGCGCGAGGCGCGTGGCTTCGGCTACTGCCACGAGCTGAGGCACGACCGCCACCCCGATTACCGCTTCTGTTCGCGCCGGTGTCAGGACATCGGCGCGGACATCGCCAGAAGGAACAACGGAATGATCGACAAGACCGCGCGCGAGCGGCAGGCGATCCGCGACGCGCGGGCGTCTTTCGCCGAGGCGCTCAATTCGCTGGGGCTCATGGAGCCCTTTCTTCACCGCACGCCCGAGGAGATCGATTGCCTGATCGAGGCGGCGGTGACCGGATACATCGACAGCATGGGCAGGCAGGCCGCGCGCAAGGAGCGCACCGGCAACGTGCTCGACGACCCGATCCCATTTTAGGACGGCTCCCATGATCGACCTCAATCACAAATCCGGTTTCATCTATGGCGCCGGCGCGCCGCGCCCGCCAATCGCCGAGGCTGTCTCGGCCGCCATCGACGCGGCGCTGTCGGCGCGCCACCGCGTCGAGCGCCCCCGGACCTATGTCAGTTCATCGGGTCTCGGCCGCCACTGCCTGCGCCAGATCCAGTTCGATTACCTCGCGGTGCCAAAGGACGAGGGCCAAGACTTCGCGCCGCGCACGCTGCGCATCTTCGAGGCCGGTCACCGGGCCGAGGACATGGTGGCGGGCTGGCTGAGGCTCGCCGGGTTCGACCTGCGCACCGAGCGCGCCGACGGGCGGCAACACGGCTTCGAGGCGCTCGGTGGACGGTTCAAGGGCCATATCGACGGCTGCCTCGTCTCGGGCCCGGTCGCCATGGACTACCCCGCGCTGTGGGAGAACAAGGCGCTCGGCGCGTCCAGCTGGAAGGACGTGGTCAAGCGCGGCGTCGGCGTGGCGCGGCCGGTCTATGCCGCGCAGATCGCCCTTTATCAGGCCTATCTCGATCTGCCGAACCCGGCGCTCTTCACCGCGCTCAACCGCGACACGCAGGAATTGCACACCGAGCTTGTCCCGTTCGATGCGCGTCTTGCACAGGAGATGTCCGACCGTGCCGTCGCCGTCGTCCGCGCTTCCGATGGCGGGGAATGGCTGCCGCGCGCCGCAGCCGAGCCCACCGCGGTCCTCTGCCGGGGCGGCATGGCGGCCGGCAAATGGCATGCCCCCTGCGCTTGGGCCGAACGCTGCTGGAGTGCGCGCCCATGACCCCGGACGCCTATGAACTCAAGCGCCTCCTGCGCGCACATCGTGCCCGGTTCTGGTGCGCCGACCTGCTCGAAGCGGTGGAGTTCGCGCCGATCTACTTCTTCGGCGATCAGACCGCCTTCGACAGCGAGGACGTCGACCGGGCGATGCCCCGCGTGTTGACCGGCCCGCTCCGTCTGCCGCACCCGGCGGTGATCTTCGAAGTGCGCGAGCAAGGCCCGTCGCCTTCGGGCCTGATCGTCTGCGCCCGCGCCGCCGGCGACATCGTCGAGGCCGCGTTCCTCATGCGCAAGCGCGCGCCGAACGGCTGGACGGACAGCCTGGTGCGGGGCTGGATGCATCCCGACGGCAAGGCCGAGATCGAGGGCAATCCGGCCGAGCGAGATGATGGGGTGGTCCGCGGTCACGGCGAAGTCGCCGCAGGCATCGTCTGGCGCGCGCTGACCATCCTCGGCGCCTCTCCGGAAATCCGCGACCGCAAGCTGTCGCCTTCGAAACGGTCCCGCCTGTCCCGGGACGGCGTGCGCGGGTGGGTCTGGCATCAGGTCTCGATCAACCCTGGGCGCTTGCGTGCGGTGAGCACGCCACGGGGCGGCACCCATTCCTCTCCCCGCTGGCACATCCGGCGCGGGCATTGGCGGCAATTGGCCGACGGGCGCCGCGTGTTCGTGCGCGAATGCGAGGTGGGCGACCCGACCCGGGGCGGCGTCGTGAAGGATTATAGAGTGGAGGCCGGCCAGCCATGACAGACGTTACACCGTCACCCGCACAGGCGGCGGCGATCCGCGCCATCCGGGAGTGGTTCGAAACCCGTGCCCATGAACAGCAGGTGTTTCGCCTCTTTGGCTATGCGGGATCCGGGAAAAGCACGGTTCTGAAGTTCGCGCTCGACGAGCTCGGCCTCTCGCCCCACCGCAGCACCAGGGACGGAACCTGTGTGCCCGGCGTGGTCACCGCCACCTTCACCGGCAAGGCGGCGCTGGTGCTGACCCGCAAGGGCACGCCCGCGCGCACCATCCACAGCCTGATCTATTCGGCGATCGAGGCCACCGAGGAGGAGATCGAGGCGGCGGCGCGGAAAATCCGCGAAGCGGAGGATGCCGCGCGCCGCCTGACCGGGTTCGAGCGCACCGCGGCAAACGCCGGGATCGAGGTCATGCGCCAGGCGCTCTCGGCCATGAAACACCCCCGTTTCGCACTGAACCCGCAGAGCGACGCCGCCGACGCCCGCCTCATCGTGCTCGACGAGGTGTCGATGGTGGGCGAAGAGATGGCGCGCGATCTGATGAGCTTCGGCAAGCCGATCCTGGTGCTCGGCGATCCGGGGCAGTTGCCGCCGATCAAGGGCGAAGGCGCGTTTACCCGCGACGCGCCCGACGTGATGCTGACCGAGATCCACCGCCAGGCCGCCGAGAGCGCGATCATCCGGCTGGCGACCATGGCGCGCAAGGGCGAGCCGATCGGGTTCGGCAGCTACGACACACATGTTGCCAAGCTGCGCAAGGGCGATATCACGCCGGAACAGGCCTTGCGCGGCGGTCAGCTGATCTGCGGGATGAACGCCACGCGGCTTGAGCTCAATAACGCCATGCGGGCGGCGGCAGGCTTCGGCGACTCGTTCCTGCCGACGGGTCCGGGCGAGAAGATCGTCTGTCTGAAGAACCAGAACGATCTCGGCCTGATCAACGGGATGTTCGTCACGCTCGAGGACATCGTCGACGAGGGCAGCCTCCATTTCTCGGCTGTTGTGACCGACGAGGAGGGCCGGCGGATCGGCCCGCTTGACGCCGAAGGGCGCCCGGGCCGCCTGCGCATCTACAAGGGGCATTTCGAGGACCATATCGCCTTTGACAGGCATCGCCACGATCGGGACTGGCGCGCGAAGAAGCGTCTGACCGAGGCAACCTTCGGCTGGGCGATCACCGCCCACAAGGCACAAGGATCTCAGTGGGAGAATGTCATCGTCTGGGACGACGGGCTGGGGCGCACCGAGCTTGACCGGCGCCGCTGGCTCTATACCGCGATCACCCGCGCCGAGCGCGGGCTGGTGCTTCTGGCCTGAGGGGGCGCGATGATCGATCTCAACGATGTGCCGACCCCACGCGGCCGCCATGACCTCGGCGGCATCCGCGCCCGACTGGCCGCGACCGCCGCCGACTGGCTGCCTGGACTCTTCCCCGAGGCGCGGCGCGCGTCCGATGGCCGATCCCTGCGCTGCGCCGATCTCTCGGGCCGCCGGCCGAGGAAAGTGGGCTCCTGCGTCATCCATCTCGACGGACCCTATGCCGGCTGGGGCTTCGATCATGCCACGGGCGAGCGCGCGGGGCCCATCGACCTGATCGCGCAGGCAACCGGGCTTTGCGATGGCACGCTCTTCAAGGAAGCGGCGCGGCTTGCGCGCATGGAGATGCCTCCTCGTAGGCCTGTGCCACGCCCGAAGCCCGATCATTCCGCCGAGATCGCCCGGATCCTCGCGGGCGCCGTTCCGCTCGCCGGCACCCCGGGCGAGGCCTATCTGCGTGCCCGCGGTCTCACCGATCCCAACTCGCCCGACCTTCTGTTCCATCCCGATCTCGCGGACTTCGAAAGCCGCCGCGGCTGGCCCGGGCTGGTGGCCATTCTGCGTCTTGCCGACGGAGAACCCGCGCCGGGCATTCACCGGACCTTCCTGCTGGACGACGGAAGTGCGAAGGCGCCCGCCGGCAAGAAGATGCTGGGATCGGTCAGGGGCGCAGCCCTCCGTCTGTTCCCGTTGGCCGAAGACGGCCATCTCGGCGTGGCCGAGGGGATCGAGACCGCGCTGGCCGCGCATGCGCTCTTCGGCGTGCCCGTCTGGGCGGCGCTCTCCGCCGACGGGCTGGCTCGGTTCCAGTGGCCCGAGGGCACCCGGCGGGTCACCATCTTCGCCGATGCGGGCGATGCCGGCCGTCAGGCGGCGGCCACGCTGGCGGACAGGCTCAACCTCGCTGACATCCCGAACGCGATCGTCCGTCCGCTCCATGGCGACGACTTCAACGACGATCTGCTGCGGGGGGCAACGGCCGGGGATTACGCGCGGGACACCGGGGAAACTGACCGCACCGTGGACGCCGTTGCTGAAGATGAGCGCGACGCGGCAAAGGTCATGCCCGCCACCGACGATCCCGGCACCCTGATCGCCGCCGCCGAGGCGCTCACCAACCCGCCCGACATCGAGGCCCTCGGCCGGCTGCTCGGGCGCGTCGCGCTTGCCCGGCTCGAGCCCTTGCCTGAGCGCCAGGTTCTCTCGCGCATCAAGGCGGCCACCGGCATTGGTGTCGCCATCCTCGAAAGACAGCTTGGCGAGTTGCGCCGGCGCGTGAATGTCACCGGCGATCCCAACGCCCGGATTCCGAAGCCCCTGTGGTTCAACCGCCTGCTGCTCGACATGGCCGGCACGCCCGAACGCAACGAGGCCAATGTCATCACCGCGCTCTCCTCCGACCCGGCCTTCGCCGGCGTGCTCGCCTTCGACGAGTTCGCCCAAGGCATCGTCGTGCGCCAGCCGCTGCCGTGGGACACGGCATCCTCTAGCTTCCCGCGCCCCTGGGAGGATGCCGACGACATCCGCACCGCCGAATGGCTGCAGCTGCGCGGCATCAATGTCGCCCCCGCCGTGGTCGGCCGCGCCGTCGGCGCCGTCGCCCGTGAAATCCGCATCCACCCGGTTCGCGACTGGCTCGACACCCTGAAATGGGACGGCACGCCCCGGATCGAGACCTGGACCAGCACCTATCTCGGCGCCGAGCCCACCGCATTCAACCACACCATCGGCGCGCTCTGGCTGATCTCGGCCGTCGCCCGCATCTACCGCCCCGGCGTGAAGGCCGACCACATGCTGATCCTCGAGGGGCCACAGGGCGCGCGCAAGTCCACTGCGATCAAGGTGCTGGCCGGCGAGGAGTGGTTCACCGACGAGTTGCCCGAGCTCGGCTCCAAGGACGCGGCGCTGCACATGCAGGGCGTCTGGATCGTGGAGATCGCCGAACTCGACGCAATCGGCCGCGCCGAGGTCTCGCGCATCAAGGCGTTCCTGACCCGCACCACCGACCGCTTTCGCCCGCCCTATGGCCGCTACACCGTCGAGGTGCCGCGCCAATGCGTCTTCGCCGGCACCGTGAACCCCGACACCTATCTGCGCGACGAGACCGGCAACCGCCGCTTCTGGCCCCTGCGCTGCGGCACCATCGACATCGCGGCGCTTGCCCGCGACCGCGACCAGCTCTGGGCCGAGGCCGTTCACCGTTTCCGCGCCGGCGCGATCTGGTGGATCGACGATCCGGAGCTGTTGGCAGAAGCCCGCGAGGAGCAGGATCGCCGGTATCAGGCAGATGCCTGGGATGACCTTATCGAGCACTGGTTGACCCACGATATCCGCACGGTCTCCGACGGGTACCCTGACTACGGCAATTCCCGGACGGAGAGCGTGCCGCGCCCCGAGTCGCTGGCCGACGTGTCGGTCGGCGAGATCCTCGAGGAAGCCATCGGGCTCGAGCCCGGGAGATGGACCCGGGGCGACCAGATGCGGGTGTCGGCCTATCTCAAGGCGAACGGCTGGGTGCGGTATCGGAGGCGGGATGGGGGTGGGCGCGAGGCGTCGCGGGAGTGGCGGTATCGGAGGGAAGATAGGTAGGCTCGTGATGAGGCGGCAAACGGTCAAGGCCGCACTTTGGTCTTGACATCTCTGTATCCTGATGTGTCTGGTGGGATGCGGCACTCGCCGCAGACACCTACCCTTAGGTCGATTTGATATGCCAACGCCCTTTTGGGGAAAAGGAGGGAGTCGCCGGATTACACGCCAGGAAGCCAATACAGCCTATCTTGTGGCGCGATCAATCGAGGGCGTACACCAAATGTCAGAGTTACCGATGCCCGCTGTTCCAGTAGCGCCGCACAGCTGCGAGAAACGTCTGATAGTCCTGTATGTTCCAGCAGACATCTGAGTTCTCTCGAATCAACCAGTAGAGATCATTCGCGCAGGACAGTTCGTTTGCATTGCATCGCTCCAGCCAATACAGGTAGTTCTCGAATGTCTGCTGGTATCCTGCAACGAAGTTCTGGTTCGGGACACTCCACAACATTCCCTCGAGAAAGTATGACGGCGCGACGCCTTTCTCAAGGAAGCCCTCGTCGACCATTGCGTTGCGCATGTTCTTCAGCACCCGGACGTTCGGCTTGAAACGGTTGCTGGTAGCTTGATGCTTCGATGTGCAGTTCTGCTTGTGCTGCCTTGGGAAGTTGACAATCCGGTCCCCGTCAGCCGTGATGAACGATATCCCCACATGATAACGGTTATCCGAAGGCGAATGATATGAGGTGTACCGATGGTGCTCGATGCATGCCAAAACGTCTGCGTTGCGCCGATTTCCTTCCCCCGGAACGGCAATTGCTTTTCGACCCGGGGTCACACCGCCGCCGAAATTCACCCTCAGCCAAGCTACTACTTCAGATTTGAATTGCTGGAAGCCGTATTTTGCGGGTGAGCGGTTCGCTTCATACGCTTCCTTCTCCGCTGGATCGAGCCCAGATATATCGCTGTTGAAGACGTCGGTTAGACAGATCACCACATCTACATCGCTCTCGGAGCCTCGGACATTTGTGTCGTTCCCATAGGAGCCCTGGAGGAAAATGTCGATCCCGCGTCCTGCATAAGGAGCATCAGGATGCTCGAGCACTGACTTTATCGACTGGTAGGTCGCTGCGGATTGCTGCTGCGACCCGACATGGGACCAAGTTTCAAGCTGGTTCTCTGAAATCGCCATTTCCCACCTCAACTAAACAAAACGCCACGAATTTCGTTCTCGTAGCGACCGAAGGATTCACCGCCCTGTTGACGCAGCAGGTTCAGCTTTTTCAAATCATGCTCAAATAAGTCAGTCGCCATTTCCGGTTTGTTGAAATGGTCGCTAACCCGAGCCGTCGGCACGGTCGCAAACAAGAGCTTGCGCAGTTGATCCATTGATGCCGTATTCACTTCGAGCGTCTTCTGCAGAAGTTGCACCAACCAGAAGCGGCGTTTCATGCGTTCGAAGAATGGGTAGCGCGGTTCCGGGTAATGCCCGCAACCTATGCTCAGTACACGGCAATCAGTCGGTGCGAAACCAAGCGGCCCGGTGGCATCAGCCAATGCGTAGAGCGCAGGATTGTTCGCCACATAGCCGCCGTCGAAGAGCTCGACATCGTTTCCCGCGCTCGTTTTCACGATCTTGCGCTCGAAAAACGGGTACGCTGAACAAGATGCTTCCACCGCGTCGGCAAGCGTGCAGCCGAAGCCCGGAACGAATGTAGCTCGCCTGCCGTGTGCCTGGGTCTGCATGCTCTTGAAGATCATCGGCGTCTCGAGTTGCCATTTCGTAGCCACCACACCAAGGCCAGTTCGAACCGTGTCGAAACCATCCTCTCCGAAGACCTTTTCCCCTACGGCGCGAAGACGCCGCGTGCGCTCGCTCGGTTTCGTGGCTTGCATAATATGCGGGACGTGCTCCCGATAGAGGCAATGGATTTCTTCGACCGTCTTTCCGGTAGCCAACAGTGTGGCGATGATCGAGCCGGTACTTGTCCCGAAGATCAAATCAAAGCTCTCGTGTATGGGCTGAGGAAGCACCGCTTCGACCTCGGCCAGCACTCCGAGGGAATAGAAGCCTTTCGCTCCTCCACCGTCCAAGCTCAAGATCCTGCAAATGCCTTCTGGCATCGGAAGCACGCTCCAAGTGTTATCCAGATATAGTGTATGGTGCGAAGGTCGTATGCAAGGGGTAGCGGTGCATCTTCGAACGGCTGTTTTGTGATGTTGTTCCAGGTGAGTTCGTTCTCGTACCAACGTCCGCTCCGCGCCCTTCGATGGCGTCCTGTGTTTACATGAAGCTGTCCGGCTTTAGTCATGGCGTTCGGTCCCAACCTCGCCGGTGGTCCCAACGTGGTCCCAACCTCTGGAGGGGGTTGGGGACACGAAAAACCTTTCAAAAACAACGCTGTCCCCAACCTCACCCTGTGGCCCCAACCTTTTTCGATACATTCATGAGGGAGAAAGAAAAAGGTCGGGAACATGTTTGCTATACGAAAGGAGTAGGACCCCCGTTGGGGACACCGAGGTTGGGACCACTTTCACGCAAATCGTTGATCTGCAATAATAATAAGCGGTCCCAACCTCCGAAAAGGTTGGGGTCAGGCTGCCAGAAGGTTGGGACCGACAGCTTCGGGCGCGCGTTCCGCCCAGTCCATGGCTCCTGCGCGGATTTTGCTTTGGGCCCGGTACACGGGCTGCTATATCTGGTGGTGACCGAAGCCGAAGGCCCACCATCCGTGAGCCTTCACCATGAACACCCAGACCCCCACCGCCACCGGGCGCGCCGCTCAGGCGCCTGTGCCCCTTTCCACCGTCCTCGCCCTTGACCTCGGCACCAACGCCGGCTGGGCGCTGCGCGGCCATGACGGTCTGATCACCACCGGCACGGTCAGCTTCCGCCCCGGCCGCTTCGACGGCGGCGGCATGCGGTATCTGCGCTTTACCAATTGGCTGACCGAGATCGACCGGCTGTCGGGGCCGATCGAGGCGATCTGGTTCGAGGAAGTCCGTCGCCACGCTGGCACCGACGCGGCCCATGTTTACGGCGGGCTCATGGCCACGCTGACCGCATGGGCCGAGCTTCGCGGCGTGCCCTACGAGGGCGTGCCTGTCGGCACCATCAAGCGCCATGCGACCGGCAAGGGCAACGCGCCCAAGCACGCCATGATCGACGCTGCCCGCGCCCGGGGCTTCGACCCGGCCGACGACAACGAGGCCGATGCCATCGCCATCCTCATGTGGGCGATCGAAACCAAGGGAGGGCTGGCATGAAGGCGATGCGCTTCACACCGCCGGGCTATGGCGGGCGGCGACGCGACCCCGATGAGGTCAAGCGCGACGGCTGGATGGAGCAAGGCCTGCTGGCGGTGTCGGTGGAAGATGAGCGGCTGACCTGGCCGGAAAGGGAACTGGTGCGTCAGCTGGGCGAGAAACTCTATGGCAAACGGGAGGAGCGACATGACTGACTGGACGATAGCCCGGGTGCAGGACCGACTGGAGTTCGCGGCCGATGTGTTCCGGCAAATGCCGCCCGTGCGGCCGCAGGGGTATTTCAACGCGTGGCCCGAGTATTTCCACAGCTTCGCCGATCAGGTGGGCCAGGAGCCTCGAATGCGGCGGCCGCGCCCGAGCCCGCGTCAGATCACCGAGGCAGAGGAAGCGATGCTGTGGCTACGCTGGCTCGAGAAGGACGACGCTCGGATCGTCTGGCTGCGTGCCAATCGCACGCCGTGGAAAAAAGTCTGCTGGGAGGCGGGCCTCAGCCGCCCGTCCGCCAGCCGGCACTGGCAATACGGCATCGCGGTAATCGTGTGGCGGCTCAACGGGCGGGTGCCGCCAGGCAAGCGATCAAAGCGCTTCGTGATCGAGAACGCCGACAGGCTGTCAAGAAAAATCGTCCTGTGA